GCGGCTCCGGTGCCGTGGTTTTCTGTTACAATCCGGTTTATTTTTTCCTGTTCCGTCCCAGTCATTACAATTTTGTTAAGTATAATGCGCTTACTAAGCCATTTTTTGAGGAAATGGCCTTGTACTTCTATCTGTTCTGCCCCGTTCGCGTCCTTTGTGATATGTCTATATCTGATCTGCGCGCCCCGGCGCCAGTTTCCCGTTTCGTCTGTATAATCCGCTGCCCCGTCATGCAATACCACAATATTGCCCTTTACAAGCAGCTTTTTATTGTTTTCTGTCATTGGTGCCAGTAATTTAAGGTCGCCTACCGTTCCTTCGTTCCAGTATGTAGGCGTCCATAGTAGGCTTGCTATTTCATCAATAACGCCCAGGGGCGTTAATTCTTTGTCGTATACTCTCAATTCTACGTTATCCATGAATTTATACCCCCAGGTATTTATTATTGTGGTATATGGTCGCTTCCAGGGCTGTTACGCCGCTTTCTGCGTCATACCTAAATACATTGTCGCCAATGGCAAGCTGCATAAAAGTACTGTCTGCGTCGATATGCCGGAAGTAGTCTATTGCTTCCCCGTCCCTGGTAAGCGTGGCGCCCTTGCTACCGTAATCCGTGTTAATGGTTATTACGTCGCCTGCTACCATTGTGGTATCAATCAGTTTCAAGTACTTTTGTGTATTCACGTTCAAAAGTACCGGATTAACTACCGTTCCAATTGCTCTAAACTCCACGCGCATACCGCTTTTTACGTCGCCGTCGTTGTATACGTTCACAATTACGGACGGTTCGCGGTACCCCAGTTCTATGCCTTCTTCTGGTATCTCAAAATCAAACTCCCAGGAAGATACCCAGGCGGCAATATCTTTCTTTGCTTCCGCTTCTTCTCTCCAAAATGGATTGCAGCACGTAATAGGTATTGTGTACCGCATAAATACCTTGCTTCTTTTAAAATCCGGCTGCCCGTCTACTTTGCAGTCGATCACGCGTACGAAGTCCTTATAGGTGTAAATTAACTTCGCGTCCAGTTCTGCATTTAAAATCTTTTCCGCCCTGCGGCGCAATTCTAATACGCGGTCTTTGTCCGTGGTGTTAATATTCCCTACTATGGTTATGTCCCTGGCTTCGTAGCGCTGGCCTATGTAGGTGTCGCCGTGCTGCCCCATGCTGTTGGTTTTGTATATTGTGTTGTCAATACCAGCAATTCCGGTAACGTCTTTGGATACGTTACAATGGTAAACGCTGGTTATACTAAATTCCAGGGTTTCGCCCCTGGAATTTATGTACGTTAGCTTCTCGTAATCCATTAAGCCACTACCTCTCTCGCTATGTTTTTAAACTGTTTCGCTGCTTCTTTCTGCTGTGCTTTGTAGCTTGTGTCTTTTGCGTAGATATTCTGAACTACCATTATGCCGCCTGCTGCCCCGCCGGAACCCCTCGGCTTCTTCGGTTCGTAGTCGTCGTCCGTTTCAGTGTCAATATCAACTTTGCTGCGTACGTCAAATTCACGCGGTATGCTATTGTTTATATCCCGGCTTACTTTCTCCATTTCCTCTGTAAATCCTACGCCAATACCTTGTGCCAGGAATACGCCTACCTGGTCGCGCATTACTTTGGACGGGCTGGCAATACCAAAGAAGGACTTTAAGCCCTCTAACACAGCGTCGCCAAATCCTTTGATTTTGTCTAAAATCCAGTCTTTCGCGTTGTTAATACCATTCCACAGGCCTTGTACTATGTTGGTACCGATATTTACCAGTTTGTCCGGTAGGTCTTTAAAGCCGTTTACAATACTGGTGCACACCGAAGCTACGGCGCTTTTGGCCTTATCCTGCATTTTGGTGCCCCATTCTGCAATTTTCGTTACGCAGGTTATAATTGTGTTCCAAATCTTACCCGGTAATTCCTTAAGCACGTTTACAATTTTGGCTGTCAAGTTCGCCATTGCTTCGCGTGCCTTGTCTTGCATTTGTATGCCCCATTCCGCCATTTTTACGATAGCGTCTATAATTGCGTCCCATATTTTAAACGGTAATTCTTTGAGTATTTCCCATACCTTTCTGTTAAGTTCTAGCATGAGTAAAGCTACCTGCGGTATTGCCTGGGCTAATCCTTCCACGATTGCTATTACAATCTGCGGCAGGTTTTCTATAAGGACTGGTAGGGCTTCTACTAATCCCGTCGCCAGGGCTACGATAATTTCGCCCGCGCACTCGATAACCTGCGGTAGTGCTTCCACCAGGCCGTTAATTATGGCTACGATAATTTCTGGTAGCCGCTCCGCCAGCATTGGTAAAGCGTCTACTAATCCTTGTGCCAGGCCTACGATAATTTCACTTGCTGCCGTGATAATTTCGGGTATATTCTGTACCAGCGTATCTACTATGTATAACATCAAGTCTGCAAGCTGCGGTACCAACTGCGGTAATGCGTCGGCCAGGCCTTGTGCCAGGCCTAAAATAATTTCTACCGCTACGTCGGCAAGCTGCGGTACTAATTCCAGTAGAACGTCAATTATTTGCGGTAGTAACGCGCCCATAATTTCTAACAATTCCGGTATCATTTCTACTAAAGTTTGCGACAATGTTCTAACGCCTTCCATTAAAGGCGGTAGCAGTTGCTGCATAACTGTTGGTATATATTCGGCTAACTGTTTTGCTAGTTCGCTTAATCCTTCCACAAGCCGCGGTACCGTTTCGACAATTCGTGGTGCGATATTTTGTACCACTGTAATAATGCTATCTACCATGTTTTTTGTAAGTTGTCCGAAGTCGACGTTTTCGTTTGCCATACCTGCAACCCAGTTACTCCATGAAGACTGCATGGAAGATATTGAACCGGAAATAGTCGTACTTGCTTCTTTTGCTGTTGTTCCCGTTATCCCCATTTCAGTTTGTACTGCGTGTATTGCGTCTACTATATCTGCATAACTGCTTATATCGTACTCAATGCCCGATAGTTTCGTAGCGTCGTCTAACAGCCTTTGCATTTCTTCTTTTGTTCCGCCATACCCCAGCTTTAAATTATCAAGCATTGTATAATTTTGCTTTGCAAATCCCTGGTATGCCGTTTGTATTGCCGATATATCGGAACCCATTTTATTGGCATTATCCGACATATCTATAATTGCCTGGTTTGCCTTTTCTGCTGCCGTAGCCGTGTCCCCGTCCAAACTTTGTAGTAAAGCCGCGGAAAATCCGGTTACTGTTTCCATATAAGCGTTAGCAGACATACCAGCAGTTTTGTACGCGTCATTTGCATATTTTTGTACTGTATTTGCACTATCAGTAAATAATGTTTCCACGCCACCTACTAGCTGTTCGTAATCTGCGTATCCTTCAATAGCGGATTTTGTCAGCGCTGTTATCGCTGTGCCTGCTGCCGCTGCTATTGTTGCCACTCCGGCAGCTAACCCTTTCGCCAAATTTTCTACCGCATTGCCTAAACCGCTAAACTTTCCTTTTGCTTCGTTCGCCTGTTCTCCGGTATCCTTTATTTCCTTTCCGAAGTCGTCGGCGCTTTTTTCTGCTTCTTCTAATGCTTTGTCTGTATCGTCCAGGGCGTTTTTGGTGTTTGCAAGTGCCGTTTTCTGTTTGTTTAAAGCAGTTTCCAACCTTTTTGCTCCGTCGCTATTCTCTCCCTGGGCTTCCTTCATGGCCTTTAAAGCCTTTTCCGTTTCGGCCACCTTTTTGGCCTGCTCGTCGTAGGTGCGCTTTAATACGTCCTGTTTTGCCTTTAGCGCTTCGGTGGTGCCAGCATTGTTTTTATACTCTGCGGTTACTAACTTCATTTCCGAACCCAGCAGCTTTAAATTGCTGTTAAGTTCTTTGCAGGCCGCTTTGTATTCTGCTTCGCCATCGAACGCTAACTTAGTTCTCATGGTATCTGTCTTATCCGCCATTTAAAAACCCCCTAACGCTATGTCTATTGCATCCGCGCCTTCCGGTTCCGCCTGGTCTGTGTGTCTAAACTGCTGCGGGTTATATTCTTTGTGGTATCTGAAAAGTGTATTTATTTTATATGGCGTCATTTTCCATACTTCCCTTTCCGGGTACCGAAGCATTGTTACGCCAATATATAAAAGGCGGGCGGTGTCTAGGATACCTGCCCGCTCTCCGCGTTTCCCGCGTCTGCTTTGCCTTCATTTTCTTCCGGCGTATCTTCCTTCGGCTCATTGTCGCCATTTGTTCCTACTGCAAACGCCTTTAAAATAGCGCTTTGTACTTCAATAATGTTTCCTGTATGTATCCAGCGGCCTACCTGTTTTTCCGTTACTTCCGGTTCTCCTTCTTCTGCTCCTTCGTTAATCAGCAGCGCAAGCAGCCATTTTGTGTTTTTAATCCAGTCTTTGTTATCCTGGCTAAATACTTCTGTCAGCTTGTCATATCCCCCAAATTTATCCTGGATTTCGTCCAGGGCGTTAAGGGAAAACAATAAATGGCGTTCCCTGCCGCCTACTTCAATAGCATATCTACCGTCTTTAATTGCACTCATATGTAAAAATTGGGCGCCCGCCCGTAGGCTGCGCCCTCTCCTTTCCTGTTAATTATGAACCGCTCGTACTTGCGCTTGCGGTTGTTTTCGGCTCTCTTACCTTCGTTAAGAAACTTTTTGCCACTTCGCTTGTTTCCAGGCCTGTGTAATCAGCTTTCCAGCGGCCATCATGGCGTTTAAAAAATTCGCCTTCAATTTCCGGCGTGTTAAACTGGATTGCTTCGCCCTTCGTTTGGAATTTCTCGTTAGGGATTTTAAACTTTGTTTTGTAAAGCCAAATATAACGATACTTTCCGCCCGTCTTCTTCGCTCGGAAGCCTACGGCCACGTATGGCGGTTCGTCATCAGCGCCGCCATAAATTACCTTGTCGTCGTCTACTTCCTGGCCTAACAATGTTGCTACGTCTTCGGTTTCCAGGTCTTTAATACCCAGCTTTAAGGCGCCTTTTACAAACTCCTTTACGCTTTCGCTTACCGCGTCGTCGGCGTATAAGGTGCCTTCCGCAGTTGTTACGGATAAATCAGCCGTCATAACTTCGGCCAACTTTTTAGGCGTTCCGTATGTAGGTACGCTGTTTTCGCCTTCTGTAATGGTGGCGTATACCAAATCTTTTAAACCTATTGTCATGGCTCTTTACTCCTTTATAATTTGTGTCGTTATTGGTACAATCCAGTACCCTGTTGCTTCTTCGTAGCTTTCCTGGTCTACACTCGTAACGCTGTATCCTGCTGCCCGTAGGTTCTTTACTGTTGTATCTACCAGGGCTTCAAAATCGCACTTCGTAATAATTCTTACTAAATACGTTTCTGCTTCTTCTTTTACTTCGTCGTCCGCTACTAATGCGGGCTGCCTGGTAATCCGTTGGAAGGTGTAATATGTTCCTGGCTTTTCCTGCCCTTTTTTCACTTTCCAAACCAGGCGCGCGGCCGGGTGGCCGTTCTGTTCTAAAACCTCTTTAATTTTAGCCATTGTTTACCCCCTGCCAAACTTCATACATGGCGTTATTAACCTTTTCGTGTGCTTTCTCGTTTGCTGCTGTCATGTACGGCCTGGCTGGTATCTTTGTGGTACCGTACTGTGCTATAAAGCCGATCGTTGCATAGCGTACGTTGCTTTTATCCCCCTTCCGGTCGTTGCCGTGTTTGGCCTTTCCCTGCGGGTATACCTCTATGTACCGTTCTGTATCGTCGCCCTTTACCTGGGTGGCTTTAATCGACTGTATAAAACCTGCCGTTTCTTTTATCCCCATTGCTGCCGCTTCGTCCTGCTGCGCTTTGACAAGTTCAGCGGCGCCAGCTTCCAACATTAAGGGTACTGCCTTTACGGCTGCTTCTTCCATGCGTAAAAATTTCTGTGCTACGTCGTCAAGTCCTACGGTCGTAAATTCTCCCATATTAGCCCCCTTCCTTGTCTTCTTTCTCGACTGTTGGAAGGTCTGTTAATGTCAGTTCTATTACGTCGCTGTCCTGCGGCTCGTAGGTCTTAAGCACGCTGTAGCGCTTGCCCTCAAACTCCACCAGTGCTTCCCCGGCGTAGTCTATACAATGTACTTCTACTTTTGCTTCTACCTGTTTGCCCGCCTGCTGCGCCTTGTAATATTCCCCCTGGCTTATGCTTCGCTTATTGCAAAATACCAGGCGTTTACTTTCCTGCGTCGGATTATCGAACCCGTTTTCGTTGGTCTTTTCGGTCGGTTCGGTTTCGGTAATCAATGTAATTTCGTTACACCACTTCGCCACCTTCTACTGCCCCTTCCTGTTCCGTTGTTCCAGTGTCCGTATTTCCCGGTACCGTTTGGTATTCTTCCATAAGGGATAACGCAATTTTTAAACTGTCGTAAGACTGCCTAAACTGCTGCGCCTTGTCGCTGTATCCAAATTCCGCCTTGCAGTAGATTGTAATAGCCCGGATAATAAGCGCGTCGCTTTCGTCCAGGTTGTTTACGCCCACCTGCTGTAAATCGCGCTTACACGCTTCTATACAGTCGTTAATCTCGTCGGTTATGGCCTGCGCCTGGCTGCTAATCCTCAATGCGCCCCTTATTTTGTCAGTTAATTTCGTTGCCATACGCTCCCTGCCTTTCATCAACAACGGGCTACGTGTTACCGCAGCCCGTTTAATTGGTTACTGATTAGCCGGACGCCTTTTTCTTAAGGGTTACAAGGCTGTTTTTGTCTACTACCTTGCCGTCGGCCAGCATAATGCCCTTTGTTACCAGGTCGTCGGTGTCGGTGTCTTCGTACTTCTTTACGCCCATTGCGTAATTGGTGTTCAAAATGTAATCCTTAAAACGGAATACGAACGCTACAACGTCCCCAGTGCTTGCAGCGTCGAAGCTGTTAAGGTAGTCGCAGCATACTACAGGTCTACCCAGTAATACACGTTCCGGCTTGCCAGCAATGCCGTAATTTACGCGGGCAATAGGCTGGCCGTTGCTGTCTGTCATGCCGACAAATCCCATAAATGTGGATTTTGACATACACCATACTGCGCCCGCTTCGTACGCCTGTGGTAATGCGCCTTCGACTTTTACCAGGTCTGTGTAAGACAGGCTTGCTGTTTCGATTGCCTGGCCTGTTGCCGGGGTTTCCTTAACGATGCCTTTCGGCTGGCCTGTACCGGAACCGGAAATAATAGCCTGCTCTAATGCCTTTGTCATTGCTTCTACAATGTTGTTAATAAGCAATGTTTCAAAGGCGGACATTGCCATATTGTCTACTTCCAGGGATACAGCAACTGCGCAACGTAACTTATGGTAAGCAAAAGTTACCATGCCGTCCTTTGCGGCTGTCTTTTTCTGCTTCTCGCTGCCTGCGCCCTCTGCTACCCATGTCGCTACAGGCTTAACGGTAGATACCGGGATAGCCACGCCGCCCTTGTATGCCGTTCTTGTTACCAGGGCTAAGATCATGCCTGTGCTTTCCAGCTTTTCTACGATCTGATTAAGTACCGTAGTAGGAATAACGGCGCCTACGTCGGTTGTCTTTGTCACGGCGTCGGCTCTGTACTCCGTAGGAATTGCGGTACCTCTTACCACGTAGTCCATAAATGCCTTGCGGTACTGCATGGTTGCGTACTTGTCTTCGGCTGTTTCATGGCTACCTCCTGCTTCCGGGAAGGAACGTACTACGGTAGGCGCGCCCTGTCCAGGTACGGGCTGGCCTGCTGCCACCGCTGCCAAAATTCTGTTACGCTGTTCCTGGGTGTTGGGTGCTGCAAGTAACTTGCTTCTTTCTTCCTGTAAGCCTGCTATCTCTGTTTCCAGGGCTGTTAATTCGTCTGCGGTCATTTCCGCGCCCCTGGTTGTGATCTCGGTGTTGATCTCTGCTAATCTTGCTTCGATTTCCTGTAAAGTGTGCATAATTCTTTCTCCTTTTCTTTTTTATGGATTTTTAAAGCATTGTTCTTAACTTTAGTAACTTTGCCCGGCGTTCCAGGTACTCCGCCTGTATTTGCTCGTAACTCCGCGTAGCAAAATTCCGCGCGCTTATTTCTGTTTCTTCGTTAGCTGGCCTACTAACTGCGGAAACGTCATAAACTTTTTTTATTTCCAAAACGTCCCTTGTAATGGTTCTTGCTTTGCGGTCTTCCGTAATGCTGTCTTTTGCGACTACGAACGCCCAGGACATTTTAGTAACTAATTCTGCTTCTATATCCTGGTATAGTCCGCGCGCCGCGTCGGTTCTTCCCAGGTCAGCACAAACAAAAAGCCCCACATTATCCGGCTGGATAATAAGGGACTTGGTTTTACCCGTTCTTGCGAATACTCGCCCGGTATGATCGTACTGCATAATAACGTCGTTCATGTCCGCCCCGTCTAGTGCGTGGCTGTCTATACGCTCGTAGTACTTCCACCCGTCCGTAAATTCTGTTAATAAATAAGGACTATTAAACGTAGTGGCGTAACCTTCTACGTAATAGTCCGTCTGTATGCGCTTTGCTGCTGCCGCTACTGATAACGGCGCCGCCAGCGCTCTGTATTCTCTTTCTTTTACTACTGGCATTTCTATACACCCCTTTTCTATTCCTGGTTGCCTTCCAGGTCGCCCCCGGTTCCCGGTTTCGGTTCTGTTGGTTCTGCTGGTTCTTCATAAGTTGGCTGCTTCGGTGTCCCGTCTTTGTTCAACTGGGATACTTCTGTATATTCCTTTCGTATGTAGTACTTGTCCCCGTCTTCTACGTGTGCCATGTTCCATATATCCATAACGCCGTTACGGTTCAGTAATGCCCGGTCGAATAGCTGCGTAGATACTTGCAGCTTTGTGGCGTTGCTGGCGTATTGTAGGCGGTTGGCCGTCCACGTAATCATATTTCCGCGTGTTATTTCCGTCGGCGTAAATGTCATATTTGACATAACAATAGATAGCTGGATAGCAAACGGCTCTATTTTGCCTTCGTAATATGCGTTCCAGGTGTTTTCATCATATTTATTTGTCAATATATCCATGTTTGTGCCGAAGTGCATAAATACATTTTCGTTAATCTGCTGCATTTGTAGCGCATTAACTGTATACGGCTTACTATCTACCTGTTTCAGTTCGCTAAACTTGCTGTCGTAAATAATCATGCCGCTTTTGTTGTCTTCGCTTAAGTTGTCGGCCGTGAAGCGTTCGCGCTCTTTCCTTATGTCTTCCGGTTTTAGCATATTTGCGACTTTTGCCAGGAAACGTATATTAGCGCTATTCTTTACGGCGTTAATAATGCCTTCGTTTTGCGTGTGTAAAAGCTGCATGGTTGGATTAAGTGGCCTGTTGTCTTCCCCGAAAAGGTCGTCATTATACAGGTATTGCGCCATAACGCCCACCTTCTCAAATTCTATAGCTGCGTACTCTCCATTTGCGAACTGATACCGTAAATAAACAATGCCGCCAGCTTCTACAATCTCGCAGCGCTGCGGCAAAATCGGGTAGTAACCTATAAGGCGCCCGGTTGCGTCTTCCACCGGGATAATAAACGCCGTATTGTCTACTTCGTGTATGGTCGCCAGCCTGTATAAAAATTTCGTGGTATCCATAAAGAAGTTGGGTTTAAATTGTAATGTCTTTTCTAAGTACGATTTAGCGGCGCCGCTTATTTCCGGCTTTAATTTGCTACACATGGTAGCAAATCTATGTACTGCTGCCCTGGTTAAATCCATTTCATACAAGCCGCCGCGGTATGTGGTAAATACCGGACTGTATCCGTTCAGCATTTTAAAATAGTTGTCTACAACTATCTGCTTTCTGCCTTTAAATAAATAGTCTTTAAGGCTCGTTTTTCTCACTCCCTTCTACGCTGCATTTTTCAGCAGTTCGCCTATTTCATCATAATATTTTTGTCGTACCGTCATTGCGTCGATAACGGATACGAAGCCGTCTATATGGGCGCGGCGTTCAATCTTTACAGGTCTAAATTTTCGCGTTTCCATATTCTGTTTAAGCGCCACGTTAAGGAAGTGGCCTTTAAGCAGGTTGTTATTGCATATCTTAAAATTGCCGTCTTTAATTATTCCTTCAAACTCTCGTATAACCGGGGTTAGGTTCTCTCCCTGGAAAACGTCGTCCGTATGGAAGCCATAGCCGGACAGGTCGTTAATAAGATACTGGGCGCTGTATCTGTCGTATCCGATTTTCAGCGTACGTATTTCGTATTCTTCCAGCAGCATTACAAACCAGTTGTAAACGTCCCTGTAGTCTACGTAATTTTCGCCCGATAATGTTAATACGCCCTTCTTTACGAAAATGTCGTACGCTATGCCGTCCGTGGCCGTCAGTGCTTCTATGCGCCCATGTGGCATAAAGAATTGGCAGAATGAATATAAAACGCCGTCCCGCTCGATAATTACGCAGGCCGCCGTTAGGTCTGTTGTTTGTGATAGGTCTATACCACCTACAGCATAGCAGCCCCGGAAGTCTTCTAAAGTGTACTGCGTTTCTTTGCCGTCCACTCTCTTTACTGCCGTTGCTTTTTCTACTACCTGGCTTTCCAGCCATGCAATACTACTATTCTGTTTAATATTGCAGTACTTACATAAGAACTCTGCGCGCTTGCTTAAGCTACCTTCCGCTACCGCTATTTCTTCCCGGAAGAAGTCGGCCGTAACTGATACGCCCATATTCGGGTTAGCCTTCTTAAGTTCTTCTATGTCGTTCCACTTCTCTACGTCATCTATCATGTAAAGCAGCGGCAGCAATCTTTTTTCTTTACTGCTGCCCTTAAGGAACTGCGTGGATCGCTTCATAAGTTCGTCGTATATGCTGTCGTTTACATATCCGGCTGTACTGATTGATAAAATAATAGGCTGGCGCCTTGCACCTAACGCAGATTTCATTACTTCATACTGCTTTAATCCGCCGTCGCCGCTCCATGCTGCGATTTCATCACATACGACAAGTTGCGGGTTAAATCCGTCGGACTTCTTCGCGTTAAATGCGATAGGCTTTATTACTGTGTTGGTTTCCGCTATGTATATGTCGCTGCGCCGCTTCCTGGCTTCCGCCTTTAATTCTTCTTCGCTGTTTACCATTTGGTAAAATCCGTCATATACTAACGCTGCCTGGTCTAATTTTGGCGCCAGGCAATAGATTTCCTGGCCGTATTCCGGTTCCAGGTATGCCATGTATGCGATAATGGCCGACGCAAATAATGACTTACCGTTTTTACGTCCAATTACTATAAAAACTTCACGAAAAATACGTATATTTTGTTCATCAACGCAGCCAAAAATAATAGAAATGGCTGCCTTTTGCCATAATTCCAGCTTTAATAAATCGTTCCTACCTTTGCTATGGTGGCAGTAATTTTCTATAAACTTTATGGCCTTATTTGCCTTCTTTGCATTAAAAAAATAGTCGCCTGCTTCCAACGCATTTACGACTATTTCGTATATTGTTTTTATCCATTTTCCTACGACAATTTCGCCGCTGCATATCTTAGCGTAGTACTCATAAATATAGTTTTTGTACGGTATCAATTATTCTTCCCGAAGCAGCGCCAGGCCGCTTTTTTTCTTCTTCTGTGCTGCTGGTGCCAGTTCGGATAAAGTCTTAATAATTGCGGTGTAATTCTTAATCATGGTGTTGTATACGTCCACTTCCGGGGACTTCTTCGTACCGTACTGGTTTTCCCCGTTCTTGTACTCGCATACGCAGCCTTCTTCTTCAATTACTTTTTGCAATTCTTCTAGCTCAACGTGCATAAAAGCAGCCTTTTGTATCAGCGGCGTTACAATCTTTTTCTTGTTCTCGTCTAAATCCTTGAAAACGCCTTTAAGTCGGGTATTTTCCGACTTAATCCGCTGTTCTTTTGTCTTTTCTTTGCTATTCGCCATAAAATACCTTCCTTTCCGGCACACCCCACCCCCTACACCACGTACGCGCGCGCCCGCGGGGTATTTTTGCAGGATCCCCCTCGGTATTCGTCCCCTTAATTTTTTTCGGACGATAGGGGGGTATATACTATGTTGCCTTCTTCGTCGAAGCTGTAACGTAGCTTCGGTTTTTTCTTGTGGTGTTCCTTGTTGTGGCAATCCTGGCATAACGCTTCTAGGTTGTCCCAGCATAGCGTTATGTATGGGTTGTTTATATTCTCCCTAGTTAGCCATGTCCTGTGGTGGCATATCTTTGCTGGTTCCCCGCAGCGTTCGCATATATTGTTTTGGCTTTCTAAGTATGCGTCCCTGCATTGTTCCCAGGACTTCGACAAGTAGAACGCTTCCGCCCACTTCTTCATAGCTTCCCTTCTTTCTTTCCTGGCGCCCTTGGTTTCATGCGCCAGGTTGGAGGTATAAAACAAAAATAGTAGCAGGCTCCCGTTGTCGGCTTCCTGCTACTATCTTCATGCTATCATAATACCACTTCAACGCCACCACAAAAACCCCAGCTTTTTACCACGTTTTCCCCGTGGCTCCGGTAGCAGCTTTACATACCCAGGGAGAAGTACGCAGCCTTCTTCTATCTGTTCTTTTAACTGCTGCCGTATGCGCTGCATATCTTCCGCCTTTAATGCCGTGTCTACCTGGAATATATAAACCTTGTCTTTTTCCGTAATGGTTATCTTATTGTCTTTCATCTTCCAGCCCCCATAACAGTACGGACATTTCGTTAATGATACCAGTTACCCAGCGTCGTGGCGTGTTCTTGCCTAACTTCTCGCCTGTGTCCTGCTCTACCTGGTCTATGATCTGTTCGTAGTTCATGCCCTGCATAAAATACATATCGAATACCTGGTATTCCAATTCCCGGCCTGCTGCCTTCCTTCGCCTTGCCATTTCCTCTATGGCCTTGTCTATATTGGCTGTCATAAGCAGGGTTTTAAACCTGGTGCGCCGCACGCTGCGTAAGTAGGTTTCCTGTTGTTCTTCCGTCATTCCTTCAAGTTTTAACTGTGTCCCTTCGCTTACCGCATTTTCGATATGGAAAACGGCGTCACGGTAGCAGCGCATAAGGCTAAACGTATCATGGTATTTATTTTTCTTTTTCTCTTTCGCTTCTTCTTTCCGCAGTTCCTTAATGGCTTCTTTTGCTGCTGCCTGTAACATAGCCTGTAACTCGTCTTCGGGAACGGTAATATACTTTGCCCCTTCTTTTTCTTCGGTTTCTGCTTGTGTAATTTCTGCCACGTTTTCCATATTTCTTAAATCCCCTTTCTTTTCAGCTAAACGGTAATTCTTCGTCGATACCGTCCGGGATATCCATAAACCCGTTGTCGTCTGTTGCTGGTTGTGACTGGTTCCCCTGCCTTGCTTCTGCTTCCGCTTTGCTTTCTCCGAACCCTAAAGAATTTGCCAGCACTTCGGTGTAGTACACTTCCCGGCCGTCCTTCGTGTAATGTCCTGTCTTAATCTTTCCTGTTACCTCTACTTTGCTGCCCTTGCTTAACCACTTTTCTGCCCATTCTGCCGTACGCCCCAGGCATTTAATGTTAATAAAATCTGCCCCGCCCGCGTCGTCTACGGCAAGTGTAAAGCGCGTAATTGCTACGCTGTTATCCTGGCCGCCGTACCTGGTTGCGGGCGCCTTCGTCAGACGCCCTGTTAATCCTACTGTATTCATTTCTTTGCTTCCCCCTTCTTTACCTGTCCTTCTACGTACTCTACTAAGTGCTGTTCTTTGTTGCTTCTTCGCTGGTTCGTAAATGCCGGAGCTTCTAATACCTTTGCTTCTTCCTTCTTTCGTTCCTTTGCCTTGTCCTTTTGTGCCATTTTGCATAACGCATAAAGTGTTACGCAAATAATGAACGTGATTAGTACCGCTGTTAAGTTAATTGTTGCCTGCATGGTTAATACCCCCTTTTATCAATGCTTTGTAAAAGCTGCTGTTTTAATGTTTCGTCTGTTACTACGTATGCCGTTGTTGTTTCTACGGCCTGGCTTATAATTACTTCCACTTCTTCCCGGCTAAACTGCTTTCTAATGGCTGCTGCCGTGGCTGCATTTGCTATTACTAACGCCTGCTGCCGCTGCTTGCTCATTGTAGCCGCTGCCTGTAGTTTTTTAATTGCCGTATTTATTCCCTGCGGTGTTATCTGTCCTGCTGCCGTGTAGTCCTGTATTATCTTCTGTTCCTGGTGCTGTACTTCCTGCTTTGTCGCCCTCTCTATTTTCTTTCGCATTGCCTGTATGTAATCCATTTCCCCCGTTTCTCCTTATCTTCCTTGCCAGTTCTTTTGTGCTTTCGTCCATGTCTGAATTTTCCAGGAAGCTGTTAAAATCTTCTTCCGGCATGGTCTGTATTCTTGTTACTGTTTCCCGCGCCAGCCTTGCCATATCTTCCACGGCTTTGCGTATTGCCGGAATAATGGCGCGTGTTGCTTCCGCTATTCCGTCCATTGCCCTGGCCACGATCTTGCCCCACTCTTTGCCGTAGTATTTTGCTTCGGTCTTTGGTGGGTTATGGCCGTACTTTTTCTTGTAGGCCTTCTTTTTCTGCCGTCTATTCATGCTTTAACCTCTCTAACAGTTTGCGGCGTCGCGCTCTTGCCAGGCGTGCCCTTGCTCTGTCTTTCTTTCTGTGATTTCTTCCGGTGCTCTTCCGGTACGGTTTTATATCTACCAGTAGCGGCATCTCTTTTACTGCTGCCAGGTCTGCCCTGTATATAACCCGCTGTAAATCCGTCCCGATATAGTGCGCTACTGTACAACGTTCTGCATATTCTTCGTCGCACTCCGAATACGGGTATTCTTCCCTTGTAACTTTAATTGCTATTCTTGCCCCGCTAAAAATTGCTCTTTCCAGTACTTGTAGAAGTTCTTCTCTTGCCGTCTTTTCTATTGCCGCCTTTATCACTGGCTCTTTATTATCCACTATGCAAGTAACGCCGTATCTCTCATTGCTTTCCATTTTCCCCCGCTCCTTCTAGGTCGTTAATGTTCATTTGTCCCGGTAATTGTTCTTGCTGCGGTTCCCGTCCCGGTTCTTCGCCTTTTGCCCTGGCTTCCAACCTAAATAAAATGCCTTGCAGTTCGGTTACGTCGTCTACGTCCATTATGTCTACGTGATACATAAGGCTGCGTACTGTATATATGCCCCATTCTCTATTTTTCCAGGCGTCGCGATTCTCCGGAAGGCCTGCAATTAGCTGGCTTTCGGTGTCCGTTTCGGACACGTTGGAAGCGTTGGCCTTATCTTCTACATAGCGCTTTAATTCCCTGGCGTTTTCTGCTTCAATTTCTGCCTGCGCCTGCTTGTCTGCTGCGTCTGCTATAGCTGCCTGGGCGTCTATTTCTGCCTTTTCGGCGTCTTCCGCTGCCTTGTCTGCTTTGTCCTGGGCTTTTGCTGCTATTTTCTCCGCTACTTTTTTGGCTATTTCCTTCGTTTTCACGTTTTCGCCTGCTGCCGCCCTGGCTGCTATGGCCTGCTGTTCTTCCGGTGGTAGCTTCGCAGCTTCGTACGCTGCGCTTATGCCTATTTTGCCTTCTTTGAATTGCTCTTTAATTTCCGGTTCCGCGTTATTGTTGATTTTCTCAATGCGCGCCATATTTGTGGGCTTCTCTCCCAGGATTTCGCCTACCAGGTCGCGTACGCGTCCTTCTATCGTGATTTCCCCGGCGTCCCTTGCTGCTTCTAATGCTGCCTTTAACCTGGCCGCAAGTTCCGTTTTCTCGTAGTCTGTTAATTCCTGGGTATATCCGTTCCCAGCCAGTAACGCCAGTTCGTACATGATTTCCGACATATCCCGGTAAAAGTAACGGACTTTCTCGTATTCCTTGTACCCGCGTTCCAGGTTGTAAATGTTCGCCAGGTTTCGGCGGTGTCCGTCGATTATGCGGTATTCCCCGTTTACCCTGGCTAATACTGTCGGCTGCTCCTGTCCTACCAGTAAAAAACTGTCTGCCAGCTTGTCTATATCCTTACACTCCTGGCGCGTATTCTTTGGCGCTTCCTTCACTTCGTACGGGCTTAAGTATATTTCCTTGTATTCTGTCCCGGCTGTTGTGCCTGCTGCCGCCCTGGCTTTATTGTTCATCATGTCTAAAATGTTAAATGCTGCCATTTTCCTGCTACCTCGCTTTCTCTATTTCCTGTTTTTTCTTGCATTGTCCCATTACTCCGTTGCACATTTCGCAGCTTCGCCAATGTTCGCAGTTATCATTTTGCGGACACGGGCGGCCTGCAAATTTCCCGCCCCAGTTCCAGCAAGTCGTACCGCCATTTCTTCGGCAATGCCAGTACACGCAATATTTTTCTTTATGTGCCATAGCCTACCCCTTCCCGTTTATGTAATCTGCTAAAGTTGTGGGCTTGCAGGTCTTGTATGGGGATATATAAACCGTTCCGCCGTCGTTGCTCGGTCTTGCGTATTGCTTTTGGTATTTTTCTGCCAGTTCTTTGGTTAATTTCCTGTTGTTGTTGCTTACTTTTATTTGTCCGCCGTCCTGGTAATTAAAAATAATTTTCCATGCCATACTACTGTACCCCCTGCCCGGTTAATGCCTGGTATTCTGTTACGAACTTCTTATAGTCCCGCGCCGTCCAGCTTCGTGGCTTGTACTCTGTAATTGTCTTTCCAAAAAACGTACTTTCTGCTGCTGCCTTGCCATACCAAATAACGGTATTAAACAGTTTGTAGCCTTTTTCATGTAACCATTCCAGGCCTGCCCGGTTTGCGTCGTCATTCTGCCACATAGTAACCAGGGCGCCAGCAAATTGCAGCTTGCTGTTGATCTGCTTCATTCCTTCCACCTGGTCTATGATCGTGTCTAATCCTTCCAGCGCCCAGGCGTCCACCTTCGTAGGTACTATTACGTCGTCAGATACAGCCAGGGCGTTAATTACGTTTAATCCTAAATCCGGCGGGTTGTCGATAATAACGTAATCGTACGTCTTTTCCGGCTCTAACGGGTATGCCTGTAATAATGGCTTAAACCGTTCTACCTGGTCGGCGTCTGCTGCTACTGTTAAATCGTTTGTGGCCTGCAATAGTGACATATTGGCCGGTATAATATCCAGCCCAGCATATCCCGGTAATACTACCCGCAGGTCGTTAATGCTTTTATACCAGCCGCGTAACAGTTTTGCGCTGCCGCTCTCTACGTCGTCCTGGTATACTCCAAACAACTTAGATAAATTCCCTTGCTTGTCATTGTCTACAAGCAGTACGCTTTTACCCTGGTTGTTTAGTATGTGTGCCATGTTGGCCGCTGTGAAGGTTTTACCTACGCCACCCTTAAGGTTGATAATGCTAATTACTCTCATATTTTCCGCCTTTCTTTCGCTCCGTTGAACCTAGCGAATATAAATTTATTTTTTACGCCTGCTGCCAGGTCGTATTTTACGTTGCTGGTAATAATGTGTCCTGGTCTGCGTATTCTGCTGCCCGCTTCATTCCTTCCCGCATTGTTTTTAATGCCAGGTAGTAGGTTCCTTCCTTTGGTGTACTTTTTGTCTTAAGCGGCTGCGCTTCCGGCTCCGCTCCGTCCAGGTATACGCTTAATGTCTGTACTGCTGCCTGCCAGCCCACACATACCAGTGCTAAATATCCCTGGTTATCCACTTCCTGCAAAAAATCAATTTGCGACTGTTCCAGGTTTCCGCCCGGTGCCTTTAGTTCCACGTATAAGCCGTGGTACCCTGCGCTGGCTACTGGTAAAACCAGGTCGGAAATACCAGCCTTTACGCCCTGGCGTTTTAATGCCCTGGCTGTGGCTGCGTCACGCTTCCCACCGTTTGGTACATGGTACAGTAATTTTAATTCCGGGTACCTTCCCCGGTTATAATCGCACCAGCTAAATATTGCTTCCTGGTGCCCGCTTTCGTCTGATACTCTAAAATTACGCATTTTTTAACTGTCCTTCCCTTCCCCGTCTTCCGGTCTTTCCTGCTGCCATTCTTCCCATGCGTGTGCCTGGTTTAATGCCTGGGTTATTATGCCTACTGTGGCAGCGGCCAATATTACCAGCAGCACTAAAGTGATGTAAATTATTATCATTTCTTACCTTCTCCCTTCTTTCATTCCAGCCGTACCATTCGGTAGCTTAAAAATCCGTATCCGTAAAATTCTTCGCTATGCACGCCTACCCTTACGCTGTCCTTGTCTATGTAGTAGCCCTTTATTGGCTTTGGCTCTGTGTAATACTGGTTCCTGTCTTTGATTATCTTGTATTCCGGTTCTGGCCTTCGCAAGTTCTTGCTACAATTCCAGCGCTTGCCCTGTAATGCTTCGTCCGTCCCTACGGTCTTGTCTGTGTATTTTATGAGATATGCGGCCAGTTTGCTGTAATCTCCGTTTGTGTCTAAAGGGTGGAAGTGTATTTTACTGTTTTGTGGGTATGCCTTCTTCCAGGCTGCTTGTATTAACCTGGTGTCTATGTAATTAACTACTAAATGGTGGTGCCTGCTGCCCTTCTCTCCCACTTCCATAACGTGTACGTACTTTAGTTCCTGGCCTTGCTGTTTATATATCTTGCGCAGTTCCCTTAAAAATACGTCTGCGTCTTTTCTCATTTCTTCCCTGGTTCTGTATGGCTCCCCTTTTTTACGGATATAGCCAAAATCTATATGTAAATCCCCGTCCTGGTAATTCTCCGCCAGTAACAGGCGTAATGTTCGTTCTGCTTTCTTGGTGTTGGCCTTCTTTTGGGCTTCATTCGTTGGCCGTACCTTGTCGCCCCTTTTTATACCTGCCTTATGGTAACGGCTGGTATAATAGCGGTCTACCTCTATGGTCTTACCCGCCTTTGTTACCCTCTCTACGTATGGCATTGTCTATAACCCCTTTTTGTCGGTTCGTTAATACTTTTATCAAGTGTTAAATGCGGGCTGTAACCCGCAGAATTATTGACAAAACGCCATTTTTTCGATATAATATTTTTGCTTAAATAAATATCGTATTTTTTAGCCCCGGCAGTCTTCCAAACTGCTGGGGCGTTTTCGTTTTGTCTACTCTTTATTTCGTCTGTCAAAGTACAGCAGGACGCGGCGGCGCATTTCATCAGACATAATATTAAATTCTACCGCGCGTTCCTTTTCCGGCATTTGTGCCAGTTCTTCTAACCAGTCCTGGTATGTATCTATCCAGGCTTCCGTTTCTAAATCCCTGGCCTTTGCCTTCGCGATCAGCCTACGCCTTGCCTGGCGCTGCTCATGTGTCAGCATTGTTACAGGCCTGCGCCTAAATTCTGCATATTCCGCAGCCGTTAATACGATATTGTCCGGGAATATGTCTACATAGTGCTGCTGCCCGCAGCTTCCGCAGGTGTATACTTCGTCGTCCTTTAATACTCTGTCTATGGGTTGGCCGCAGCGTAGGCACGTTTTGTACTTTTTCGTACGTCTTCCTACGATCCGCTTTACTGCCATTTTTCTTTTAACCTCTCTAATTCTTCCTGGCGTACTGCTGCCGCCGCGCAGGCTGCGTACGCTACTTTCGTATTTGCTATTTCTTCCGCTATAACGTCCATGTTTACCAGCGCATAGGCGTAACCGTTAATACGGGCTACGTGTTCGTCTATTCCTTCCTGGGTGTGTATTTCCTTAAATTGGCTGATTAAGTCGCCCAGCCCTGCCATTGCTTCGGCTGCCTGTTTTTCGTTGTGTGGTGTTACTTTTGCTTTAATCTGAATTTGTTTTACCTGCATACCTCTTTTATTCTCCTTCCGTTTCTGCTTCTTTCAGCTTGCTGGCGCTTACTTCCCAGGTTGTAAACTCCTGTACGCCTTCCGGTGTCTTTTTGGTGTACGGCCTGCTTTGTATCCTGCCTTCTAAATACACTTCGCTGCCTTCCCGTAGTCCTGCTGTCTGTTCTGCCAGCTTTTCCCAGGTAATGCAAGGTATGTAACTGTAAAAGCCAGGTGTAAACGCCGAAGGAATACGTACGGTAATATCCGTAATATGCTTTCCTTTTGGTGTTTCTCTATATACTGGCTGCTTTGCTACGGTTCCCTTTATGTATGCTATGTTAATCTGCTGGCTGTTCTTTGGTACTGCTGCCAGGTATAAGCCCCATACAAAAAGCTGCGTACGTCCGGTTTCTTTGTCCTTATACGTCTGTACCCTTCCCGTTACTTCTACTGTACTGCCCGGCTGAAATCCCTTTATTATCTCTTCTGCGGTTAATTTTCCTGCTTTCTTTTCTATAATTACTTCCGGTTGTTGCCAATATTCTACCGGGTACAATGTTGTTGTAACTGTTTCCTCTGTTTCTGTTTCCCCTTCTTGCAGCAACACTAAAATACGGTCTATTGTTCCGCTATCGCGTTCCACGTCCACCCATAGCCTATATATGCCAAGACGGCCGTAGAGGTTGTTTCTTTTTTCCGGCTGCGATACCACTATTCCCGTTATTCCTACGGTGTTAATTTCCATGCTGTTATATCCCCCCTTACTCGTAGAACACGTCCGTATTCGGCGCCGCTTTATATTCCGCCGCTAAATCCATTTTCTTTACCCTGCTTTCCTGGTGCGTTATTTCCTGTACGCCGAATCCCAGGCTCCCGTAATGCTTTTTAATTCATAGAACGCGTCCGTATTCGGCGCCGCTTTATATTCCGCCGCTAAATCCATTTCCTTTACCCTGCTTTCCTTGTGCGTTATTTCCTGTACGCCGAATCCCAGGCGCCCGTAATGCTTTTTAATAATGTCCTTGGCGTCTTCCAGGTCTTCCGGGTGTTCTTCCGGGTACGGTACCACTATAAAGTCGTCTGCTTCTTCCCGGTTTCTTCGGTCTATTAACTTAACCTTAAATCCCAACAAAAATAATAAATATTTGTTTTCCATTGTTTTGTCCTCTCTTTCTCTATTTTGCTTTTTCTTTTGCGGCCTGCTGGTGCTTCCCCAGCGTTTCCGCGGCTGGATAACTGCCGCCAGGCGCCTGGCCGTTCTTCTCATATCCCGGCGTTCTTGTGTTGAACTATGGCCGATGCGGCGGGGTGGATTTGAACCACCGACACCATAGGCATAACCAGGGTGCCCGCGTGGCTCCCTTAAGCGTCGCGCTGCTGTGGTTGTGCCCGTCCCTCTACCAAACTGGGGTACCGCCGCTTATGCCGGGCGTTTATCCAAACGCCCTGGCTAACATATCTTCGTACAATCCTTTGTATATTTCTGCTTCCCTTTTTGCTGCTGCCAGTTCTTCCCTTAACCCGCGGTCGTCTATCAGTTCTACAGTTCCCCGGACTGCTACCGCCTTCTTTTCTTCTTCCAGCGCTGCTACGCGGTTTGTTGCTTCTTCCAGTTCTTCCTCCTGGTTGTCTATTTCTTCCTGGGCTTTTTCTGCTTCTTCCGTCTTTTCTTTTAACTGCTGCCGTAGCTGGGCTATTTCAAACTGTAGCCCGTCTATTTCCCTGTTGGCGTCCGCTGCCATGCTGTCTAACGGTGTTTCGTCGTCCGGTAATACCAGGGCTTCCGCTATGGCTCTGCGTAATTCGTAGCATTGCTGCCGGGTTCCTGTTCTTGCAGTATAACCGTGGCTGCGTATCTCTCAAAACAGGCAAGTATAACAACCACCCTTACGCTGCCGTTATTATCTACTTCCCATATCTCGCCTTTGTTAATCTCGTAGTTATTCATTCTCCCGGTACCCCCCCCCATTGGCGCTTCCCCGCAGTTTGTACGCGTTGG